TCGGCGCTCGCGGTGGCCCGTAACGGCGGCCGGGAATTGTGGACGAAACAGTCAATCCTGCTGGCGCAGGTGTGGGAGCAGATCGCGCGCCGCGTGTACGTGGGCCGGCCGATGACTGCCGAAGAGATCGCCGCGGCGCTCGAAGAGAAGCGCAAGAACGACGAGCAGATGGCCGATCTCAAGTCGAAGCAGGACTACTACAGCCCGGAGGCGTCGCGCACCCGGATGGAAGCGGCGCGGGCCCGGCGCGCCGCTGGCGCGAATCCTGCTGCCCCGCAGTCATCGCCGCCCACCGAAGGGCTTCCGTCGACCGTGCTGTCGGCGATGGACAAGGCGATGGCGACCCGTCGTCGCGAAATCGATTCCAACAGAAAGGCCAGCTGATGACCACTGCCCGCGCTCCCCGCGCTCCCCGCGCTCCCCGCGCTCCCCGCAAGACCGCGCAGAAGACCACGGACAAGCCAGATTTCGAGGTGTCGACCATCGAGTTTCGCAATGCGAAATTCACGTTCCCGAAGTTGCAGGCGTACTGGCCGACCCGCGCGATCCAGTGCTTCCAACGTGGCAGTGCCACGGACCGGATGGATGGCATCGAGCTGTTGCTCGGCCCGGAGCAGTGGGCCCGGTTCAACGAGGTCGCGCCACTGGCTGGCGAGTTCCACGCGTTCTACTTCGGCGCATTCCTGCCCGCGGCCAACGCCGACGTGCTCGGAACAGGCGACGACAGCGACACCGACGCCGACAGCGCCGATAAGGGCAGCACCGAGGCCTGACGATCATGATCCATGCAACTTGCACCAAATGCGGAGACCGGAAGCCGTCCAGCGACTTCCGCCGCGCCGGCATCGGATCCTGCGGCAACTGCATTCGTGGATTGCTCTGCCAGGACTGCAATTTCATCCTCGGACTAGCTAAGGACAGCACTGATCGATTGCTCGCCGCAGCAAAGTATCTGGACGTGAACTCTCAGTTCAAAATCCCCCTTGAGCTGGTGCGATGATGACCAGCGGTCAAGAGGTAGGGAAGTACATCCTTCCAATTCTGCCTTCTATCGAGGGCATCGGGCCCGAGATCGATCGCAAGCTCGGCAAGGCGTTCGGCGGTGTGTCGAAGCAGGCGTCTCTTGCGATCTCCGGTGGTGTCCGCGACGGCGTCAAGGAAGCCGAGGCTGCGGTCAAAAAGTCGTCGGACGCTATCGCGAAGCTTCGCGACAAGGAAGCGGCGGCGGCCGACAAGCTCGCCACCGCGGAGGCGCGGATCGAGGAAGTCCGCGAAAAAGGTGGCTCGGCGCTCAAACGGGCCGAGGGACAACGCAACGCGGCGTATCGGGCCCAGCAGGCGGCGCTTCGCGATATCGAGCAGCAGACCCGGTCGTTGCAGCGTGCACAGCAGTCGCTCACCGAGGCGCAGGAAGAGGCCGCGCGGGGCGGTGCCCGGGCTGGCGCGGGATTCCTGACGGGCCTTCGCGGGTCGGTGTCCGGCGCGGCTGAAGCTGGTTCCGGTGCGGCGTCGAGCTTCGCCGAGGGGTTCGCCGGTTCGTCGGCGCTGCTGCGGCTCGGATCCGCCGGTGGCCCTGTCGGTGCGGCCCTGGCTGCTGCTGGTCTGATCGGCGGCGGTCTGCTGGTGCAGAACGTCATGGCGGGGATCGAGCGCGAGCCGGCGCGGGATCTGATTCAGGCGCGTCTTCGGATCGATGACGCGTCGATGGCGGCGCTAGGAAAATCGGCGGCGACCGCGTACGTCCATAACTTCGGCGAATCGGTTCCGGAAAATCTCAACGTCGGCCAGCTGGCCATCCAGGGCGGCTTGGTCATCGATGCCAACGACCCGGCGCTGACCGGCGTGATCGAGAAGATCCAAGGGATCAATCAGCTCATCGGCGGGGATCTCACCAAGACAGTGCAATCCGTGTCGATTCTGATGCGGAGCGGCATGGCGAGCAGTGCCGAGGAAGCGTTCAATCTCATCGCTCGCGGATACGAGATCACCGGCGACTTGGGCGGCGATTTTCTCGACTCGATCGGCGAGTACAGCTCAGGGTGGAAGAACGCCGGGCTGACTGCTCAGCAGGCGCTCGCGTTGATCAAGCAGGCGCAGGACAACGGTGTCGACGTCACCGACCGCAGCGCGGATGCGTTGCGCGAGTTCGGCCGTCGCATCAACGAAGAGGGCGACACGATGGTCGCCGTCATGGACAACATCGGCCTCAACGGCGAGGCCATGTACGACAAGTTCAAGCAGGGTGGGCCAGCCGCGTTCGAGGCGTTTGACCAGGTATTCGACAAGATCCGAGCGATCGAAGATCCGGCTCGCCGCGGCCAGGCGATCCTGGCGATTCTCGGTGACACCGCAGGCGATTTCTCCGAAGCGTTCGAGCAGTGGGATCCCTCCGAGGCGGTCGCGAAGTTCGGCGACGTGAACGGCGCGGCCGACGAGGTCCAGCGGACGATGGGCGACAACGTCGTGAACTCGTTCGAGGAAGCGAAGCGGTCGATCGAACAGAGCATGGACGACGTCCAGGACAAGCTCGCCGCGGTCTTCGGCGACGACCTGAAGGAAGCCGCGCAATGGGTCGAGGAACACACCGACGACATCGCCGGATTCTTCACCACGGTAGGCGAGTTCGCGATCGAAGCTGTCGCGCAGATCGTCAAGTTCGCGGCCGACAGCTCCCGCGCACTGGCCCAGTTCGTCAACGTCGTCGGTGACGTCCAGGGCGGCATCCTCACCGCCGGTGCGACGATCCTCGATCTCGTCGGGCAGGACGACGCCGCGGAGCAGTGGCGCAGGGACGCCGAATCGATGTACGGGCTCGCAGATGGCTTGTACGACTTCGCCGATGCCGCCGACCGGAACTACCAGCGTCTTGAGAACGTCAAGGACGAGTTCGGCAACATCGGCGACGAGGCAGACGACGCCAAGACATCGACGTCGAACCTCGGCAATGCGATCGACGGTCTCCCTCGGGATAAGACCGTCAAGCTCAACGTGGTCGACGGGAACGGCAACCCGGTCCCGCTGAACGTTCCGCTCGGCAGCAACGGCGTCCCGCTGCCGGTGCCCGGAGTTCCGGCCGCGTCCGCGCCGCCCGGATACCAGGTCGTCCCGGGCAGCGGAACACCCTCGGGCACGCCGTCATTCACTCCCGCCATCCCGCCGCTGCCCGGCATTCGCGGCGCTGGCGGCATGGGCCCCGGAGGACGCCCCGTCCCCGGCAGTGGATTCATGCCGTACGGGCTGAAGGCGGGCACCGACACCGGCGGGTACGGAAGTAGTGGGCCGGCGTTCCCCGAGTGGGTGCATCAGATCGAGCAGCAATTCGGTGTCAAGGCCTCGACCTACAAGAACCACCAAGAGTCCGACCCGAGCGATCCGCGCGATCCGCATCATGGCGAAAATTACGCGGCTAACCCGCAGCACCTCAACCGCGGCATCGACTGGTCCGGATCGGTCGAGAACATGCAGCGGCTCGCCGAGTGGCTGCAATCGATCGCACCGGGAACACCGCAACTCGAACAGATCATCTGGCAGAACCCGAAAACGATGCAACGCATCGGGCTTGGTGGCGCAGGGAACCTGACAACCGGCTACTACCCGGCGACCGGTGAGGGTTCCTACCAGGAACACCAGAACCACGTCCACACCCGGCAGTCGATGGCCATCCCGCTGTCCGGCGGCGGCAGCACCACCAGTGCCTTGGGCTTCACCAGCTTTCCATGGGACGACGTCGCGCAGGCCGAATCGAGCGGTAACTGGCAGAACGCCGACACCGGGAAGAACGGCCACTACGGCGGCCTGCAGTTCTCTCCCGATACGTGGAAGTTGTTCGGTGGACTCGAATTTGCGCCGAGCCCCGAGCAAGCCAGCCGAGAGCAGCAGATCGAGGTCGCCAACCGTGCCGCATTCACCGGGTACAACGGGGTCGCACCGCAAGGCTTAGGCGCGTGGCAAGCCATCACAGACGGCAAGGTCCCCGGCGTCAGCGTCAACTCCACGCCAACACTGGCACTCAGCCAGAGCGGGCCAGGATCGCCAAACCTGGTTAGCGCGTTCGGCAACCAGTACAAGGCTGGCATCGGCACACCCGGCTACAACGAGTACGGCGAGCCCGGCTACTACGAGACCGACCCCCACCAGATCGCGCAGGCACAGCGACGCGCCGAGGACACACAGCGACAGATCGAAGAGGCCGATCAACGCATCGCCGATGCGAAGAAAAAGCGCGCCGACCTCGAAGACGAAATCAACGTCACCGCAGAGGACCGGGCCCAGGCGGACAAGGACATCGCCGACGCCGAGCGTGAAGCGAAGCGTGCCCGTGAGGATGCCGAGTGGGCCAAGCAGGACGCCGTCGAGGCGCAGCAGGGCAAGTTCAAAGCCGCGCAGAAAGCCAAGGGCGGCAAGAACGGTGACGGCGGCGACCTGTCCGGGATCGGCGGCATCTTCGGTTCGTTCCTGAAAGAGACGTTCGGGATCGACGGCAGCCTGTTCCCCGACCTTGCGGACCTGATGCCGATCAAGATGGGCGGCGCGCTGCTGTCCGCGTTCAAGGGCCCCATTCTCGGTGCCGCACAGGGCCAGCTGGGGATCCAGCAGCCCGGGTGGCAGCCCGGCATGCCGACGCAGATCCCGGACGCTGGCAGTGGAAGTGGCCTGCCGTTCGGCATGGTCCCGTCGCCGTTCGACTTCGCGGGTAACGCGCAACCTGGCATGGCGCCGCCCGGGTCGCCCGCGTCGGGCATCGGTTCCGGTCCGGCGCCTGGCCCGGTCGACAACTCCCGCAATCTCGCGGTGACCGTCAACGGCGGCCCGAACGAGGACCAGATCGCCAACACCGTTCGCCGCGAAGTGTCCAACGTCCAGCGCGTCGCGACCTACACCGCACCGGGGGCCTGATGACCATCGAAGCGCCGGGATTCCCGCAGGAGACGCAGATTCCGTGGTCCAGCCTGCCCGCTGAGATCCGCGACGAAGCGATCACCCTGAAGTGGATCGGTAGCGACGGCAAAGTGTGGCCACTCGCCGGTCTCGAAGGCGGCTCCGAGGGCGGCTTCATCGCAGGCGACATCGAGGGCCTGGTGCACATCCCTTTCGATTCGATCTGGACGAAACCGGCCTACTCGCCGCCCCGCTTCCAGCGCGCGATCCGTGGCCGCAAAGAGATCTCGTTCCCGCTCGGTCTGATGTCGGATTCGTCGTTGGGCTGGTACGACACCGGTTCGCGGTTCTGGCGGGGCTGCAAAAAGGACGACACCGGGTTTTTCACGGTGACGACGCGCCGCTTCGGTGAGCTCT